GTCTCGCGTGCCACGCATAAGGAACCGGGTTTCGTGCATTACCCCGAGGGCTTCGCACTCGATGGCGTGCAGCGCGTACCGGGGCAGCGTGTCGGCCGCCAGTTCGACCAGGCCGGACAGGAACGCAGAGATAGCCTCCCGGGTGTAGAGGCTGGGAAGCCAGCCATTCAGCCGGCACTTCAGGCAGTGCTTGCGGACATGCAGGAGGAGGGTGCGGATCCGGGCGAGGATGGCCTCGGCCAGCTCCTCCACGGGCGTGGGTAAGTCGGGTGCGTTGAAGGGGTTCACTTTAAGCTCCGATGGTGTAAGGTAATACACGACACGGAGAGTAAAGTAATAACTTACCTCAAGTCAATCGTTGCACTACAAATTGGCCGATGGCGGGGCGCGGCTGACTTTCAGTGGTGGTGGATCAGTAATAGAGGGACAGGCTGACGCGTGGGATAAGCAAGTCGTCTGGTGCCCAAAAGCTATGGACGAACGCTTCGACCTTGACACCCTTGTCCATCACTGGAGCGAGGGATTTCGCTCGACGACTTTTGATGTATCCGATCTGGACATGCTTCGTGCCCCAAAACAAGAACCTCGGCACCGGCATCCACACCGAAATTGCGTTCGAGTCATAGGGATTTGAAGGCTCCCGCCGCAATTGGATTTCCATGTCTTTGCGGCAGTGGCGTTGGATTAACCTGGCGCGGGAGGCGCCGTTCTCGTTCTTGTGGCCAGTACCGGCGACGATTGCGGCCCTTCCTGGCTTCTCGTCACGATCGCTCACGTCGGTCATTTTCACTTACCTTCAAGGGAAAAATCTGGCCCGACTAGGCGGAGGTGCGGCCGCGCCGCTCTGTCAGGCGGCGTTGCGGGCGCTGCTTTTTGCGCGGTGGTCTTCAACCGCTCGGAGCACATAACCCTCAATGATCAATCGTTCGGACGCTGGCAACGCCTCGAATTCCTCGCGGCTGACTCGTGTAAACGGCCAGCTTTCCGTTGGTCGGCTTGCGCTTGGAGTTCTTCCAGCGAGCAGGTAATCCGTGGAGGTGCCAAGCAATTGCGCCAGGTCGACGATCTTTTCAAGATCCGGGCGCGCAAGATCGCGCTCCCATCCTGAAACGGAGGTGCGATTGATGCCGAAGTTGTCCCCGACCTGTTGAAGCGTGAGGCCGCGAGCCGTGCGGCATTCGCGTATGCGCTGCCCGAGAGTCATAGGGCAAAGCCTAACATTTGCTTGAGAGGTGTTGGCTGACATAGAATGTCGTGCATTACCTTACAAAAGGGCATTCAATGGACAGCTTGGAAGATCGAGACCGCCGCGTGCCGATCGTGCGCTCAGCAATCAAGCGCGCCGGTGGGGTGGCGGTAGTCGCAAAGGGCTTGAGGGTCAGTCGAATCTCCGTTTACGACTGGATCTCTAACGGTTACGTGCCGGCGAAGCGGGCGGTCGCGATCGAGAAATTGTCCGATGGCGCTGCACGCTGTGAGGACATGTGCCACGACGTGGAATGGTCCGTCCTGCGACGGCCTGTTCCGTGTGAGGGAGGGCAGCAGCTTGTATTGCTTCCGTGATCTCGACTCAGTGGGCCAGTTGATCGCTGTGTCCGTCGCAGCGAAAGCACAGCTGCTCGAAAACCACCGCGACGACGCCGCTGTCGGCCGAGCCGATCTCGTCCTCGACGATTCGCCGCGCCAGCCGCAGGCGCTTGCGGAGCAGCAGCTCAATACGTGCATCAGTGGGCGAGGTGAGCGATTCAAGGCTTGGGAGTTGCGAAGCGGGCATGCCGTCATTCCTCGTCAATGGGGTGGTTCATTGCCGGCAGCTTACGGGCCCCAAGGCAGCCGATCTACGAGAAAACGTAGCCAGTTTCGGGAGCAATCCCGCGACTGCGCTGTCCTGCAAAGTGCAAGTGGTCGCCAGATTCTTGAGGAAGCAAAGTGAACAGATTCATGGGTAGAGCGGATAGCGCTACGACGAAGGCCATAGGCTCGGGCGATGTGGACGCGCTTGTGCGTGCCCTTGCTCGGTTGGCAATTGGGTGGATACGGTTTGGCGGTGTGCCGGGGCGCAACATCGCGTTGACCGACGTCGTGGCAAATGACCCCGCATCTAGCGTGCAGCGTTCCCCTGAGCAGCGCGCGCTGCTAGCGGCGGGTTGCGACCTGTACGACCTTCTAGCCGAGACGCCGCAGGGTAGGGAAGCCCTGCTGCAACTCGGCGCGAAGCCAGTCCTTAAGCAGAGAAAAGGTGAATGATGAGGCGGGCCTTAGAACGCTGTCCTTTGCTTTGCGCCACAACGTGTCATCCCGGACGGCATCGACGAACTCGCATCCTTCCCATGTAAGGCGGGAGACCTCAGCGTCGGGCGCCCTCATTTGGTACTGCTGAGTGTGGGCTACCACTAGGCCGGCCTCCTCCATCCAGATGACGTGCATCGCAAACTCTTCCGCACTTACTCCATCGAGCTCGGTGACGGTCTGACCGTACTCAATTTCAGAAGCCTTAATGGCAATTCGGCGAACGATATCCATGTTTCGATTCATGCTGCGATCCTTCAGCTTGTCCGGCGATCCGGTAGAACATCGTCGCATTCTACCGACGGATTCCCTTGGTGCGTGCCGGTGTTCAGGCTGGGGCTGGGATGACTAAGCGACATAGCAGCGGCCACTGGCGGGGTGCGCTGTACAACGCGCTGCGGCGCGCGGCTGACGGCGTGCAGGGATTCTGCATTTGGGCGGAGGGGAACCGCGACCGCAAGATCGCCGCTAAGACGCTATACAAGCGGCTCGACGGGACTGCGCCGGCCGAGCGAATGCCTATCGAGGATGCCGAGCTCATCACCGAGTACGTTCTGCGCGATGCGCACGCGAGAGACTACGCGCTTGATTGGCTCAAGGCCTTGTGTGCAAGGTTTGGTCTGGCTGCTATTGAGCTGGATGCGCCGCCGCCTGGTGGCTGCTGGCCTTGCGAAATTAACGCGATAGTCGAGAAGGGCTTTTTGCTCACAGAAAAGGGCGGCTTGATCTCCGGAGTGATCGGGAGAGCGATCGCCGACCGCGCGATCTCGCCGCGAGAAGCCGATGAAATCGCTGAGCTGGCGCACGCCGAGGTCCAGTTGCTACTGCGCTTGGTGCGCAATGTGCAGCGAGCTGCGGACAAGGGCGTCACGATGCGAGCTGCGGAGAGCTGCTCCGATGAGTGAGCGGCCGTCTACTCTGGAGCGCCTCGGTCATGGCTAGGCCTGTCGGTCCGATCGCGCGCGCTGTCCTACAACGGCTGGCAGTGCGCCCATACACGGCGGCACAGCTTGCTGCTGAGCTTGAACTGCCCGTGCGTGCGCTCGTAGTTACTTGCTACAAGCTGCGCGTCGCCGGCCGCATTCAGGTGTCTTCAGGAGTGCGAGAGGGCGGCTCGTGGCGCGATGTGGCCGTTTATTGCATAGCTTCCAAGCCGGCGGCGGTGCCTACCTTCCATCATAGTGAATCGGCGGAAAGGGCTCATGGCGCGTGATCTATTTGGCCGCGCTCCAGTGCAGGCACATACACAACGGCCGGACGCAAAGCGAGCGGTACGGGCGCCGCCGGCTCTCGGGCGGGGCCCCCCGGGCCCAGCCGAGTACTACGTGCTCGGCAATCGCTCAATCAGCCGCGACGAGTTGCTGCGCCTCCTCGACTTCGAGAAGGCGTGTTCAGACGCGCCAGATCACGACGTCATAGCGGTCCTTGAGACCGTCGACGGTCGCTCGCGTGCGTATCTCGTCGCGCTCCCTCGCAACCATCCTTCACGGTTTGACGCCTCCGGGCGTCGAGATCCATCACGCGCGCCATTCTGGCGGCACGGAGAAGTTATGCACATCAAGAAGCAAAGCCAGCCGCCGTAGGCGCACGAGGCTCAGGGACGAAGAGGCTAGATACGCGGTTATCCCTGGGCGTAATGCCCCAAACCGAACCCAAGGGGCAGCGTGGGTGCGAAAGACTAGAGCGCGGGTAGGAGTGCCGGTACGGGTGCTGACAGTCTGGTCGAGTCCTGGGGCGTACATCCGCCAGGACGCCCTGATGCATACCGTCGGCTCCGGCGAGGCAATGCAAGGGTGGGCATTGCTCCTGTTATCCACAACGGGCTAGGGGGAGCTCTGCCCATTCGCACCCATCTCACCAACGAAGCAAGGCCGTAACTCCACATATGCAGAGGTGTTTCATGACAGAGCTAATTCTGAGCATGCAAGAAAATTTCGCGCACGGCGCGCCCAAAAAAGGCCACGTCGGACAGGACTTTTCCACATTTTGGGCGCAGTGGCCCCGCAAGACGGCAAAGAAGGACGCCGAGCGAGCGTGGATGAAACTGCGCGCGGCGGACCGGCGCGTCGTGCTGCACGTCTTACCGAAGCACATCGCGTATTGGAAGGCCGCCCGCACTAGCATGGAGTTCATTCCGTATCCGGCGACCTGGCTGAATGGCGACCGCTGGAAGGATGACGTCGTTATTCCCGCACCACGTCCCGAGCGGCAAGGTGCGACCGAGCCGGCATGGTGGACGTCTCATGCTCTGATGGATCAGAAGGGCCGCGAGGTTGGCATCGGCTCCGCCCGACCGGGTGAATCGGCTGAGCAGTACCGCGCGCGAATCCAACAGGCAATCGTCGAAAGGGATCGCTATGGACGGGAGCTGTAGCGATGAGCGGCATCCAGCGGATACTGTGGGTATGCGAGCGCCTCGACCAGTGGGGACGATGGCAGATGAACGGAACGTGCCGTGCAGGAGCATCGGTGCTGGGCCGGCTTGCGGATGCGGCAGCGCAGGGAGGGCGAAAGCGCTCTCACATTCCCTTCGATGATATCGAGTGTGGAGTGACTGACCGAGCCGTGGCCCAGCTGCCGAAGGAGTTGAAGCAGGCCGTGAAAGTGTGGCACACAGCCGAGGGCACTCTCGATGCGATTGCCGAGGAGCTGGGCGTGTCCAAAATCACATTGCAGCGGCGGCTTGCGCAAGCGGATCTCAGGATCGAGGAGTGGTTCCGTTTGCGAAAAGCCTGCGCGGATCGTTGGGGTGAAACAACTGGAATTAGATGAGGTAGCCTAGGCGCGCATAGAATCTGCTACGTTCCTGCGGAGCTTGCGTCGCGACTGTGCGAGCGCTGCCTCGGTAACAATCTGAATTAGGTGATGTAGCCTGAGCCCCTCTAGAATTCGCTACATTCCTGCGGAGCTTGCGTCAAAGCGCTCCACCACATCAAGGCCCGGCCCTCACGCCGGGCCTTTTCTTTTGGTGTCTCAAATGCCAGTAGCCCGTCCTCGCCCATGCTTGCATCCGGGGTGTGCAGCGCTTGTGCGAAACGGCGGCTACTGCGAGCGGCATGCCGTCGCTCAGCAGGAACGTGCGCGCGAGAAAGATCGCGAGCGCGGCAGCGCCGCCAGCCGGGGGTACGGATATCGCTGGGCCAAGACCAGCCAGGGCTTTCTACGCAACAACCCATTGTGTCGCCATTGCGCTGACCGTGGGCGAGTCACTGCGGCCGAAGTCACTGACCATATCGTGCCGCACCGGCTGGCGGAAGCGCTGGCGTCCGGCGAGCCGGAGCGAATCGTTGAGGCGCGTTCTCTCTTTTGGGATCGGAGCAACTGGCAACCGCTGTGCTGGACGTGTCACTCGCGCAAGACTGCGAGGGAGGATGGCGCGTTCGGCAACCGGCGGGCCCTGGCAGGAGGCTCGATGCAGACGTCTGCACCGGATCCGCGAGCGAAAGGTGCCCGCAGGGGCGCCCGCGATACGGGGACGGGTCGGGGAGGGGTAGGGGGGTCGAAAGTCGGGGCGAACGGCGTCGGGACCGAGCGCCCAGCTGAATTTTTATGGGAAAGGTTCGAAAAAGGGGGGGAGGGGTGAAATAGCAGCCCCTCTAGCGCATCGAAATCTAAGTACTCGACTCGCGTGGCCCCTCAATCTGAAATGGAGTCACGATGGACCAGATAAAGCCCCCGCTGGGGGTCATCCAAGGCGGGGGAGGCGTAACCCCTTGGCGGTCGGCAAAGTTCGGCATCGAGCTGCCGATGCCACCGCCGTCGATCCAGGTCGACGAAGAATGGCGCCGCATCTATATCTGGCTGTGCGATCAACTTCTCAGTAGCAAGCGGGATATCACCGCCGCCGCGATGCAGCTGACCTTGCTAGTGGAGTGCATCCGGGCTTGGGTCAAAGACAGGGCTCTTTGCGAAAAGCACGGTCGGTACGCGACCTCGAAGGAAGGCAACCGCTACGAGCTTCCGCACAGCTACAACGAGCGCAAAGGCGCCGAGCAACTTAAACGGGATCTGCCTGAAGCATGTATGACGGTGATGTCTCAAGTCGAGGCGAAGCTCAAGGAGAGCAAAGTCGGCGAGAGCGGCCAGGACGATCTGTTCGGCGATCTCGTCGAGCACGGCCGAAGCCGCCCAAGCGCCGCCTAAAGCTCGTTCCGCCGGAAGACGCCTGGGAGGTTTGGGACCGCGAGTATGGCGTCCCGGTCCTGCGCGGCGAGATCCTGGTGGGCGAGCTGGTGATGCTGGCAGTCGAGCGGCACTACCGAGATTTGCAGACGTCTGCACAGCGCGGCTTGTATTTCAGTCCGGCGCATGCCTGGCACATGATCGAGTACATAGAAAAGTACTTTGTCCACGTCAAAGGTCGCCTCGCCGGACAGCCGATCTTGCTGGACCCTTGGCAGAAGTTCTGGACCGCCGTGCTGTATGGCTGGCGTAAAGCCGGCAGCGGGTTCAGGCGGTTCACGCGTGCTTATGAGGAGGTGGCGCGCAAGAACGGGAAATCTACGTGGAAGGCTCCGCAGGGAGCGTACTTGTTCATGATGGATGGGGAGCCAGGCGCGGAAGTCTACGCGGTGGCCACAACTCGCGAGCAGGCCATGACGGTATTCCGGCCGGCGTTCGAGAACTTCCGTCGATGGGCTCGTAAGTCGCGTGGCGTGGCCCGATCATTCCGCATATTTGAAGGCCAGAACCAGGAGCGCATCGAGGCAGGCGCGTCAGTATTCAAGCCCATCGCCAGCAACGCAGATGCCCAGGACGGCTTCAACCCGTCGGCGGTGTTGTATGACGAGTTGCACGCTCAGCGGTCGCGCGAGCAGTGGGACGTGCTGGAATCTGGATTCGGTGCGCGCGAACAGCCTTTGCTGTCGGCGATCACGACGGCAGGCTTCATCCTTGATGGGATCTGCACGGAGGTTCGATCGTACCTGATCTCCTTGCTGCGTCGTGAGCGCGAGGACGATAGCTTCTTCGGGTACGTCTACACCCTGGACCAGGACGATGACCCATTCGATGAGGAGGTGTGGATCAAAGCAAATCCAGGCTTGGGGCGATCGAAGACGGTGGATTACATGCGAGACATGGCCCGCAAGGCGAGGGCGCTGCCCTCCGCGCTGGCGAATTTCAAGACGAAGGACTTAAACCTCTGGTGCAACGACTCCGAGGGGTGGCTGGATCTGACGCAGTGGGATCGAGGTGCTGCGGAGGTAAAGATCGAGCAGCTGCTCGGACGAAAGTGCTTCGGCGGTATGGACTTGTCCGCGACGCGAGATCTCACTGCTTTCGCGCTCGTGTTTCCTCCCACGGACGATGATCCGCGCTGGTATGTTCTGGTGTGGACCTACTGCCCTCGAGCCAAGGTAGATGAACAGTCCAAGGCTGATGCTGCGCCCTATGGAAAATGGGAGGCGGCGGACGCGCTACAAGTCACCGAGGGCGACGTCGTGGACTATCGGCCGATGAAGGAACAGGTGCTCCAGGCTGCGCAGCTGTTCGATCTTGAGGAACTGGCTTACGACAAGTGGAACTCAACACAGCTAGCAAACGAGCTGGCGGACGAAGGGATAACGCTAGTCGAGGTTCCTCAGAATACGCAAGGCATGTACCCGGGTTCAAAGAAGCTCGAGGAACTTGTCTATAGCGGACGTTTGGCTCACGGCGGCAATCCTGTGCTGCGTTGGGCCGCGGGCAACGTGTCGTTGCTCTACGACTCGAACGGAAACTTTAGGCCGGACAAGAAGCGGTCTAAGCCGAAGGGACGAATAGACCCGATCGTCGCGGTCGTCATGGCTCTAACGCGCGCGAGTGCGCACAACCAGCAGGATCTATCGGACTTCCTGCGTAACCCGATCGTGTTCTGATGAAAATCTCAATGAAAGCCGCCGCATCTTGGCTGGGGAGGGTAATAAGCCTCCGCCAGCCCGGATTCTGGCGTTACTACGCGTCCACGACAAACTACTCAGGCAAAAGCGTTTCGGCCCAGACGGCGCTGCAGCTCGATGTCGTCTGGGCGTGCGTGAAGCTGATATCGCAGCTGGTAGCGACCCTGCCCCTATCGGTGTACGAAAAGAAGGACGGTCGACGGCGGAGCGCCAGCGAGCATTGGCTTCACAAGGTTATTGCGGCCGCACCGAATGCCGATATGTCGGCGGCGGATTTCTGGGAATCGCTGCTGACTTCCATTCTGCTTTGGGGAAACGCCTACGCGCTGATCGTGCGCAATGGTGCTGGAAAAATCATTGCGCTCGACCCGCTGCGGCCAGAGCGCATGGCGCCGAAGCTGCAGCGCGACGGCTCGATGCTGTTCGTCTATGTCGATGAGAACGGTCATCGCTTTGAATACAGCGAGACCGAGATCCTGCACCTCAAGGGCTTCACCCTTGATGGCCGCATGGGGCTGTCGCCCATTTCTTACGCGCGTCATACGCTGGGCGCGGCGATGGCGCAGGAGGAAACGGCGGCCACCATATTCAAGAACGGTTTGCGCCCATCCGGCTATGTCACCACGGACCAGATTCTCACCAAGGGGAACAGAGAGGAGGTGCGCGAGAGCGTAGTCACTCAGGTCGCCAGCGGTTCGGAGTCGGGGCGAACGCTCGTGCTTGAGGCTGGCATGAAGTACGCGCCCGTCGCGATGAATCCGGAGGACGCGCAGCTCCTGCAGAGCAGGGGCTTCTCGATTGAGCAGTTATGCCGGTGGATGTGCAACGTACCGCCGGTGTTGATTGGGCACGCCGCCCAGGGTCAAACGATGTGGGGCTCGGGCGTTGAGCAATTGCTGATGGGCTGGAAAGTCACGGGGCTCAACCCGCTGATTATCAAGATTGAGCAGTCGCTCAACGGCCTGTTTCCTCCCAACGAGCGGGAGCGGTACTACGTCAAGTTCAGCTTGCAAGGGTTGCTGCGCGCGGATGCGAAGGGGCGGGCGGCGCTCTATGCGTCCGGCTTGCAGAACGCCTATCTCAGTCCGAACGAGATCATTGAGCTGGAGGACGGAGAACCGTACGAAGGGGGGGATCGACACTTCGTGCAGGCGAACCTGGTGCCGGTCGACCAGATAGGGAAGGAGGATGCGACGCAGGGAAAAGCGCGCGAGGCGCTGCTTGATTGGCTGGGGAGACCCAAACAGGAAACTTACGATGAAACGTAAAAACGCGTCCTTGAAGATCAGGGACTTCAATCTCGAAATCAAGGCCGTCAGCGATGACGGCCTTTTTTCTGGCTACGGCAGCGTGTTCGATGTGGTCGACAGCTACGGCGAAGTGGTCGAGCGCGGCGCTTTCACGGAGACGCTTGCCACCATCGCCGAGAAAGGGCGTGCGGTGCCGGTGCTGTGGCAGCACCGCAGCGGCCAGCCGATCGGTGTGTACACGAGCATGAAAGAAGACAGCCATGGCCTGTGGGTCGAGGGGCGCCTTCTGAAGGATGACGTGCAGCAGGCCAAGGAAGCGTACGCCTTGCTGCAAGCTGGCGCCGTCTCTGGTCTCTCGATCGGGTACTACGTGCGTGACGACACGTTCGACCAGAAGGCTGGCGTGCGCCGGCTCAAGAAGCTCGAGCTGGTCGAGGTGAGCCTCGTCACGTTTCCCGCGAATGAAGAATCGCGCGTGGACGCGGTCAAGTTTGCTCTCAGCCAGGGCACACTGCCCGACCTTCCGGGATTTGAACGGCTCCTGCGCGAGGCAGGCTTCTCCAAATCCCAAGCCGTGGCCATTGCGAGCCACGGGTTCAAGCATCTGCTCCGGAGCGAGTCCGAGGGTGGGCTTGTGACCGACCTGCAGCCGCTCGCCGAGCGCCTGCGCAACTTCACTCTCCCCCAACTTTGAAGGGAAAACTATGCAATCCAATCTGTCTGAACAAGGCGCGCTGATGGGCGCGGTGGCCGGTGCGCTGGGCGAAATGGCTCGCAAGAGCGGTGGCGGCTCCGGCAACGACGAGCGCGTCGAGATCAAGAGCCTGCTCGAGGATCTCGCCAAGCGTGACGAGACGATCAAGAAGTTCGCCGAAAAGGCCGGCGAGGAGATCAAGTCGCTGGGCCAGATCTCGGCCGAAACGAAAGCCGCCCTGGAGAAGATCGCCGGCGAAGGGCTCGAGGTGCAGCAGCGCCTGTTCGATCTGGAACAGAAAATGGCCCGGCGTGGTGCGGCCGACCAACCTCGGGTTAAGACCTGGGGCGAGGTGGTCGCCGAATCGGACGGCTACAAGAGCGTTGCGGAAGGCCGTGCATCCCGTTCCGGCCGCATCGCCGTCAAGGCCGTCACCAGCGCCGTGACGTCTGCCGGGGTCATGGTCCCCGCTGACCGTCTACCGGGCGTTGTCGTGGCGCCGCTCCGTGAGCTGGTGGTCCGTGACCTGCTCCTGCCTGGACGTACGACCAGCAATTCGGTCGAGTATGTGCGTGAGGATGTGTTCACCAACAACGCCGCAGCGGTGGCCGAGGGTGCGCAGAAGCCGGAAAGCGATATCACGTTCGAGCTCGCCAATGCTGGCGTCAAAACGATCGCTCACTGGATCCCGGCCAGCAAGCAGATCCTCGACGACGCGCCGCAACTGCAGTCCTATATCGACATGCGCATGCTGTACGGCCTGCAGCTCAAGGAAGAACAGCAGATCCTGCTGGGCGACGGCACGGGCGCCAATATGCTGGGGATCATCCCTCAAGCTGCGGCGTACCAGGTGGCGCGCAACAAGGATGGCGACACCATGATCGACGTGGTGCGCCATGCGTTGCTGCAGGTGCGGCTGTCCCTGTATCGGCCCAGCGCCATCATCATGCACCCGGAGGAGTGGGAGGCGATCGAGCTGACCAAGGACAAGAACGGAAACTACATCTGGTCGAATCCGACGCTCTACAACGGCAAGAACCTGTGGGGCTATCCGGTCGTGGAGTCGATGGCGATGGCTCCGGGCGATTTCCTGGTCGGCGCATTCAACGCAGGCGCGCAGCTGTTCGACCGTGAAGATGCGACGGTCGAAATCTCGGCCGAGGACCGTGACAACTTCATCAAGAACATGCTCACGATTCGCGCCGAAGAGCGCGCGGCGCTGGCTGTGTATCGCCCGGCGTCGTTCGTGCATGGGACGTTCCCCTCGACGGCGGTGGCGCCGCCGGCGGGCGAGTAACCCCGTCAACGTCTACACATGGAGGGCGGCGGCAACGCCGCCATAGCAACGATGAAAGCAATTGCACTCAGCACGTTCGAGAATGAAACCGAGGGCTTGGTACGCCGGGGGACGGTGCTGCTGGACCTCGACTCCCGCCGCTTCAAGGCGCTTCAACTCGCAGGCCTGGTTGACGAGGAGGGGCCCGGCCGCAAGAAGCTCGAGGCCGGTCAGGTGCTGCCGAAGCGCGCTCCGGATCATGCCGACAAGAAGGCTCCCGAACCGCAAAACAAGGGCCGCGGAGGGACGCGCAATGGCGGGGGTTCCTGATCTCAACGAAGTCAAAGAGCACCTGCGTGTCGACGGGACAGAGTTGGACCGCATTCTCGCCAGGCTTTTAGGTGCGGCAGTCGACAGCGTGGCGAGGACGCTGGGGAGGTCGGTTCCGTGGGTCGAGCTCGACGATCAAGGGCGTGAGGTCCAGACATGTCCCGATGCGGTTGCTGCTGCGATCCTCTTGCAGGTGGAAGCTCTTTACGGGCCGAAAGGCAGTTCGCCGGATGTGAACAGTCGCGCTGTACTTGCGCTGCTCACTCCTTATCGCATCAACATGGGGGTTTAGATGGACTACCCAGAGGCAGGAGAACTGGACAAGCGGGTGCGATTTCGACGGGTCGAACACCTTCCTGTGGCCGGTGGCGGGCTTGAGGCAAGTTTCCCGTCGGAGTTCGATCGATGGGCCAAGATAGTCCCTGTTGGTACGGCCTCTTACCTGGCTGGGATGCAGACAGATCGCAAGATCACTCATCGCATACTGGTGCGCTATCTCGAGGGAGTTGAAAATGATTTCGAGATAGTCCACCGCGCAACGGTGTACAGAGTGGAGCGATCCGCGCCGCTTAAAGGCGGCCGGGATTTCACGGTCTTTGAGGTGGAGCAACTGACCAATGGCAGCTAGGGGCGGTCTTTCAGGGTACATGCACGTTGAGGGCTGGGACAGCTTCCGCCGCTTGGATTTCAACAAGGGCCCGATACGCAAGGGAATGCGCGCCGGGGGCCGCCTGGTGCAACGGGCGAGCCGCTCCAAGATCAGAAAGGGTGCTGCCCTGGAGGATTACCCCGCCGGCCGCTCGGGTGCGCTCGCGCGGAGCATATCGGTCAAGGTCAGTCGCCCGGGCTTTCTCGTCCGCGTGGGGCCGAATAGGACCCCGGCCATGGGTAAGCATTTCTACCCGGCTTACCTGTTTTACGGTGTGACGGGAAACCCGGCGCGCAAAGACGGGAGGGCGCAGCCGAAGAACGGGAAATGGAGGATCAAGCCACGAGGAAACTACATGGTCGACGCGCTGCAGGAGCAGACCGGAAACGTCCGCTCCGTGCTGCAGGGCGCGTTCGCCGCTGCGTTGAAGTGAGGTAACGCAATGCGTGTCTCTTTGGTTGCGGAGCATTTGAAGGCGCACGCGCCCGTATTTGAAGGGCGCGTTGCCGGCGGATTGGATGTTGATGTGGTCCTGGGATCGGCGAAACAGCCTGCGCCTGCCGCCTACGTCATACAGGCGGAGGATGACGCCGGCGACCTGGGGTCGCAAACATCATATTTACAGGAGGTCAGAGACTCGATTGACATACTGGTTGTCATGCCAGTCAAGGACGAGCAAGGCGTGTTGGTGGCCGACATGCTGCACGAGGTTCGCCGGGAGCTCTTTGTTGCGCTGGCGGGGTGGGAGCCCGACGAAGGATATGACGGCCTGGTCTATGACGGGGGCTCGCTGACGAAGATCGACCGGGCACGCTGTTCGTATCGATTCAGCTTCTCGGCTGCATTCATGCTTGGGCGAGCGGGCGTCAAGGGCGAGGTGCCGGCCGAGACCTGGCCAGAGCGCGAGCTTGACCGCCTGGCGATGCTGGAGGGGATGACAGTGCGCGTCGATGCGATTGATCCGATGGCGGACCCCAACCTCAAGAAGCCCGGCCCGGACGGCCGGATTGAACATGAAGCAAGAATGGAGTTGCCGCATGGCAAAGATTGAAATCTACGTGGTGCCCCAAGAGGGGCGGACGGTGCCGGATCCCGCGCGAGGCGATGTGCTGCCGGTGGAGGGCCGTCTGGTGGTGCGGGACCCGTACTGGATCCGCCGCATCGAGGATAAGGACGTGGCCGTCGCCAAGCAAGGGACGGGTAAAGCGGGGAGCGGAAGTAAATGATCTCGTTCAACCAAATCTCCAATGACAACCGCGTACCGCTGTTCTATGCAGAGATGGACCCGTCCCAGGCGAATAGCGGATCGACTCAGCTGCGTCGCCTGATCATCGCGCCGGCGAACGATGACACGACGGGTAGCCTGGATCTGGTCATCGCCACCCAGGAAAGCGAGGTGCGCGCGCTCGCCGGCGTCGGGTCACCCTTGGCGGAGGCCTACGCGCAGTGGCGCAAGGGCGATCCGATGGGCGAGGTGTGGGTGCTGCCCGTACGAATGGAAGGGGCCGCAGCCGTGGGTAAGGTGGCCATCACGGGCGCCGCGACCGAGCCGGGCGTGCTTTGCTTCTACGTGGGGGACGACCGGATCCAGGTGACGATCGTCAATGGCATGGCATCGAGCGCCGTGGGCGCGGCTCTGGCCTCCGCGATCAATGCCAAGGGTCTTTGCGTCTCTGCGCAGTCGGCTGTGGCAGGCGAAGTCGTCGAGGTCTCCCTGACGGCCAAGTTCAAGGGGCTGCTCGGCAATGACATTCGGATCGGCCTCAACTTGCGAGGCGCGGCTGGTGGTGAGCGCACGCCGGCGGGTCTCGCGCTGACGCTGACGCAGCCGACCCAGGGCGCTGGAGCGCCTGACGTTGACGAGCTGCTGTCCAAGGTCGGCGACGCTGAGTTCGAGTTCATCTTTCACCCGTTCACCGACCCGGCCTCGCTGGACTCGTTCAAGGTGTGGATGGACGATGTGTCGGGCAGGTGGGCCTGGTCGAAGATGCTGTACGGCCATGTCTACGCCGCGCGTCGGGGTGCGCTGGGAGAGCTGGTCACGGCTGGCCGCGACCGCAACGATCAGCATCACACTGTGCATGGATTCGAAATGCAGACGTCTGCACCGTGCTGGAAGGTGGGCGCGGCCTATGTCGCACGTCAAGCGGTGTTCATCTCTGCCGACCCGGCGCGGCCCACGCAGACCGGGGAACTGGTCGGGATCTCGCCGCCGCCGGCTGGCAAGCAGTTCACCATGCTGGAGCGGCAGTCGCTGCTGTGGTCCGGGATCGCGACGTCGTATTGCTCGGTCGACGCGGTGCGCATCGAGCGCGCCATCACGACCTACCAGCGCAATGCGTGGGGCCAGCCAGACGACTCGTATCTCGACAGCGAGACGATGCACCAATCGGCGTACATCATCCGCTTCTTGAAAGGCAGGATCACGAGCAAGTATGGGCGCCACAAGCTGGCCAACGACGGCACGCGGTTCGGGGACGGCCAGGCGATCGTTACGCCGAGCATCATCCGCAACGAGCTCATCGCGGCCTACATGGAGCTGGAGAGCAGGGGCATCGTGGAAAACGAGGAGGCGTTTCGCGAGCATCTCATCGTGGAGCGTGACAGCTCCAATCCGAACCGGGTGAACATCCTGTTCCCGCCGGACTACGTGAATCAGCTGCGTGTGGTGGCGCTGCTCAATCAGTTCCGCCAGCAATATCCGCAGTCCGCCTAGTCGGTCGCGTGTTGTTGTATGTGGGGCCCGCACGCTGCGGGCCCTTTCTTTTTCAGATGAAGGAGCTTTGCCATGGGGCAAAAAGTAGCGGGAACCGTCTATTTCAAGGTTGACGGCCAGCAGCTGGAAGTGACCGGATCTGCCGAGGTGCCGACCAGTGATTACACGCGGGAGAGCCTGCGCCCGGGCTACTTCTCGGAGACGGACCGTATTCCGTATGTGAAGGTCGATGCCCTGTTCACGCCCGGGTTTCCGCTCAAGAAGCTGCAGGATGCGATCGACATGACGGTCACTGTCGAATTCAAGAACGGGCGCACCTACGTGCTGTCGCAGGCGTACCAGGTCGGCGAGCCTGTCGCGACCGGCGACGACGGCAAGGTGCAGTTGCAGTTCGACGGCGTGCGCGGGGTGTGGCAATGAGCGAACAGATCTTCCCTCTGAGCAGTCCGATTACCGCCCACGGCGAGGAGCTCACCAGCCTCGCGCTGCGCAAGTTGGGGCCGGCTGACGCCCGAGCGATCCGCGCGCTCCCGTACCTCATCGCCTCGGACGAGAGTGTCCGTATCGATCCCGAGGCCGCGGCGAAGTACATCGTCAGGATGGCCGGCATCCCTATGTCGTCCATCGATCAGCTGGACATGGCCGACTTCAATGGCCTGGCTTGGATGGTCGCCGGTTTTTTCTTGAAGTCGGAGCCCGAACGTACGACGAGCTCCGGCGGCTCGTCTATGACGTTGCCTACTTCTGGCGTATAGACCCCGAGGTGGCAATGCAGCGCCCGCTCGAGCTATTGCTCGAGCAGGCTCGCGAGTGCGAGCGGATCGTCCGAGAGCAGCGTAACGAGGAGGGCTGAGGGATGGCGGGAGAGAAGTTCCAGCTCAAAGCGCTCATAACGGGCGTTGATAAGCTGTCGCCGCTTATGGGCGGCGCGAAGAAGAATGTCGCGGCGTTTCGCAAGTCGTTGGAGTCGAGCAGCCTGTCAAAGGGCTTTAGCCTCGGCGACCTTGCAAAGGGTGGGGCCTTCGCCGCGCCGTTTATCGCTGGCGCGAAGGCCGCGATTGAATTCGAGTCGGCCATGGCGGACGTCCGCAAGGTCGTCGATTTCGATAGCCCGGCCCAGTTCAAGCAGATGGGCGACGACGTGATCCGTATGTCGACTCGGCTGCCGATGGCGGCGAAGGACATTGCGGCGATCGTCGCAGCCGGCGGGCAGGCGGGCCTAGCCCGAGGCGAGCTTACCCGGTTTGCCGAAGACGCAGTAAAGATGGGTGTTGCCTTTGACAGCACGGCGGAGGAGTCCGGCGAGATGATGGCGAAGTGGCGCACCTCATTTCGTTTGACCCAGGATCAGGTCGTCGGCCTGGCCGACAAGATCAACTATCTGAGCAACAACGGCCCGGCATCGGCTAAGCAGATCGCCTCGATCGTCACACGCATTGGACCGCTGGGCGAGGTGGCTGGCCTGGCGTCAGGCCAGATCGCGGCCATGGGCGCCACCCTCGCCGGCATGGGGGTACAAGAGGAGGTGGCGGCCACCGGCATGAAGAATTTCATGTTGACGCTGACTGCAGGCGCGTCTGCCACCAAGCAGCAACAGCAGGTTTTCAAGGCGTTGCGTATGGACGCCAAGAAGGTTGCAGTCGACATGCAAAAGGACGCTCAGGGGACGATTGTTCGCATCCTGACGGCCATCAGCAAAGTCGACAAGACGAAGCAGGCCTCCGTGCTGCAAACGCTGTTCGGGCGCGAGTCGATTGGCGCGATCGCGCCGATGTTGAACAACCTGGATCTTCTCAAGAAGAACTTTGCGAACGTTGGCGACGAGACCAAGTATGCCGGCTCAATGAGCAAGGAGTACGAGGCGCGTGCAGCGACTACTGCGAACAACATCCAGTTGTTGCAGAACCGCGTTGTAGCGGCCGGCGAAGCGATCGGATCAATCCTTCTCCCGCCCATCAATGGATTCATTGGTGCGGTGGGGCCGATGGTTGACCAGATCGCAGCGCTTATCCGGGCCAATCCGTGGTTGATCAAAGGAATCCTGGGCGCTGCGCTGGCGTTTGGCGCGATCCGAGTAGCGATGGTCGGCGCCTCTGTTGCGATGCGAGTGCTCAATGCTGTCGTGGGAATGAGTCCGCTCGGTCTTGTTGTCCGAGGTATGGCGCTGGCTGCCGGCTTTTTGCTTGCGAACTGGGAGACGGTCGGCCCATGGTTCCGCGAGCTTTGGACCAACATTTCGGCTTGGGGCGACTCCGCATGGAAGGGAATCCAAGATGTTTGGTCGACCGTCAGCGGCTTTTTCGACGGTCTTTGGACTTCGCTTGTATCGGGCGCGGAAGGCGCGTGGGAGGGGCTCAAAGGGGCATTTCTAAACGCGACACCGCTCGGCCTCGTTATGAAGAATTGGGAGCCGTTGGTCGACTGGTTTAAAGGCCTTTGGGAGCGGGTGAAAGGTTACATCGAGCCGATCACTGGCGGCTTGCAATGGCTCAAGGAGAAGTTCGGCGGCATCTTTGGAGGAGGAGACAAGCCGGCCGCGGCGCCGGCGCAGAGTGTCGCGTCTTATGAGGCTGCGCGGGCGGGCGGCGGCGCTGCAGGAATGGCGCTGGGCGCAGCTGCGCAGCAACCTGCAAAGCTCGACGGCGACCTTCGGATCCGCTTCGAGGGAGCGCCGCCCGGGATGCGCGTCGAGCAGGCGCAGACAAATCAGTCAGGGCTGAGCGTCACGCCGTCGGTCGGCTACCGGACGCTTGCGGTTGGGGGCTGAGATGGCATGGAAGGATGAAAAGGAAAAAGCCTCGTTTCGCGGCGTCCCGTTTCTGGTTGATTCGGAGCGCAGCAAGCGAGGCAGGCGTACGGTACTGCATGAGTACCCGAAACGTGATGTGCCCATGATCGAGGACATGGGCCTGGCCACGCAGACATTCAGCTTTTCCGCCTGGGTCGCCGGTGCGGATTGCTTCGGCCAGCGGGATGCGCTGCTCAAGGCGCTGGAGGAGGAGGGCGCTGGCGAGCTCGTGCATCCCTGGTATGGCCGCGAGATGGTGGTCGCTACGATGGTCGAGGTCTCGCATTCGGAGAGCGAGGGCGGTGTCGTTCGCTTTGATCTTGAGTTCACGAAAGGGGAGAGCTCAGCTTTTCCGGTGGGGTCGGCGAGTACCGGCACGCGCGCAGGCCTCGCCGCATCGTCTGTGCAGACGTCTGCACAGAGCAGGTTCTCGGCGGCGATGGGGGCCGTCAACGGCGCAAAGGCGCAGGTCGGCCTGGTGCAGGGGCGGCTGCGCGAGATATCGCAGATCTTGGATGATGGCTCCTTGCCCTTTCGGGAGCTGTTTCGCGACGCCCAGGCGGTGTATGCGGAGATAACGACCGCGCCCGGTGCATTCGCTGGGCGCGTGTTCGGCCTGGTCGACGAAGTCATTCGGGAGTTTCGGGGGTTTGGCGATGCCTCGAGGGGCGATGGTGTTGTGTCGCTTGCAGGCGTGGCAGGCAAGAGCTCAGCCGTGTCGCGAGTGCGTTCTATCTCGCCGCTCGCTGATCCGACGTCCGCGTCGATTGTCGGGGCCGTCGTTGATCTCGTCGGCGATGCTGCGCTGGTTGATGCCGTACGCGACGTGGCGGTGTTGCCCACGGCCAGTCCCCCCGCCCGTTCGGATTCTGTGCTGCCGGTGGACGCTTTGAGGGACGTGCCTGTAAGAGTGGACGGGGGAAATGGGCGCGACTTGGCGGATGCGCTGCTCGGTGGAGGGCGCCGCGACCTGCCGGTCGTTGAGGACGTGCGAGATGCGCGGGATCAGTTGGGACAGGCGGCGTGGGCGTTGGCGCTCAATGCGGATACGGGCCATTACGAGGCGCTCACCTCGGCGAGGGTAGCGGCCGGGCGGCATTTGGACGCTGTGGGCACCGGGGGGCTGAGGCTTAAGAGCTATACGCCTGCCGCAGTTTTTCCCGGGTTGGTTCTTGCATACAAGGAATATGCCGACGCCACGCGCGCCGGAGAAATTGTGACGCGAAACCGTGTCATGCATCCCGGGTTCTTGCCGGTCCGCGAACTCAAATTGATAGGAGGGTGAGGTGGTGGCTAAGCCGGATGCGGATAGCGTGGTAACGCTGATTGTCGATGGTGATGAATACCGTGGCTGGAAGCAGATTTCTATCGGTGCGGGCATAGAAAGGCTCGCGCGGGACTTCACCCTCGCGGTGACCTGGAAGTGGCCGGGAAGCACGGAGAGGCCTATCCGCATCAAGCATGGGGCCCGGTGCGAGGTGCGAATCGGGCGGGATCTGGTATTGACCGGCTATGTGTATGCGTCACCGATACGTTACTCCGCAACTGAGGTGTCCGTCTCGGTGTCCGGCCGATCGCTTACCTCGGATCTGGTCGATTGCACGGTTGACGAGAAGCCCGGGCAATGGCGTGGCCAAACGGTGGCATCGATCGTGCGCGCTCTGGCTGGCACCTATGGCGTCAAGGTCGTCGACGAAGTAGAGGACAGCGCATCAGTGGCCGATCACAGCATCGAGCCGACGGAGACGGTTTTCGAGTCCATTGATCGGCTGCTTAGCTTGTCCGAGTTGTTTGCGACGGATGATGGCCGGGGCCGGCTGGTGATGGCCAGGCCCGGCAGTGAGGGCCGGGCGGTCGACACGCTCAAGCTTGGCAAGAACATCAAGACAGGCGATGCACCGCTAGATTTTTCGCGGGTGTATTCGGAGTATCGGTGCATCGGGCAGCGGTCCGGCACCGACGACGAGTTCGGTGAATCGGCCTCCGAGGTTGCCGCTGCCGTGACTGACTCGCGTGTTGGGCGGCGGCGCATGCTTAAGGTGAACCCTAGTGGGCAGCTGACGCCCGCGCTCGCCCAGCGCCGGGCCGAATGGGAGCGCGACTACCGAATTAGTCGCGCCCTGAAGACGACGTACCAGGTGCAAGGTTGGCGGCAGAGTAACGGCGAGTTATGGAGGCCAAACCTCGTCGTAAGGGTGCAGGACGACTTAATCGGCTTCGACCGCGACATGCTCATAACCGAGGTTTCTTATGAGCTGGGGGACGGCGGCATGCTGACAACGGTGACGGTAGCGCCGCCGGACGGTTACGTGCCGGAGCCTACGCATAAGAAAGGGCGCAAGCGCAAGAAGGGAAAAGGCGGTGACGCCTTCGAGTACTTGCTCCCCGAGGACTGGGAGAACTAGAGATGGCCATTGCGGAATCGCTGCGCGGGATGATCGCGCGCGGTGTGCTGATGTTGGTGGATGCGGGGCGCAAGCTGCAGAGTGTGCAGATGCGGATCACCGCAAGCGAGGTTAAGGGGGGGCTCGAGCATTTTGAGCCCTACGGTTTTACGTCTCACCCCAAGGCCGGGGCCGAGGGCTTAGTGGTTTTCCTTGGCGGCGACCGTTCGCATGGCGCCGTGATTTGTCTGTCCGATCGGAGGTTTCGATTGAAGGCGCTGGAGCCAGGAGAGGTTGCTCTCTATTCGGATGAAGGTGATTCGATTGTCTTTAAGCGTGGTCGTGTCGTCGAGGTGACGACGCAGACATATCGAGTCAATGCGGATCGATATGAGGTTGTGGCGCCGGGAGGAGCCCAGTTCACGACGCCCACTTTGGACGTGTCGGGAAGCGCCGCGGTTGCAGGGGATGTGACCGTCGGGAATATCAGTTTCAGGGGGCACGGCCATAAGGAGGTCAAGCGAGGCGAAGAGGTTAGCGGGGGACCGGTCTGATGGATATTCGCTACAGCACGGGAGTAACGACGCCATTGGATCGGGCGATTGTTATCAGCCTTTTCACCTGGCGGCGCGCGTTGCCCAGTGATCCTGTCGACGACGCAGATCTGCAGGGTTGGTGGGGGGACTCCTTTCCTTCGGTCGCGGATGACCGCATCGGCTCTCGGCTCTGGCTATTGCGCCGGCGCACATTGGTGGAGGCGACCATTCGGGATGCGATCACCTACGCCCGCGAGGCTTTGGCCTGGCTGGTCGAGGATGGGCTAGTGGTGGGCTTTGAAGTGGAGGCGGAACGTCAGGGGCGCGAGCGCTTGGCAATGCGTGTTATCGGAATACGGGCGGACGGCCAGCAGGAAAGGCTGGCCGAGTTCAACGACGTTTGGCAGGTGATCAAGAATGCCTTTTGAAACCCCTACGCTGCCGGCGCTGGTCGCGCGCGCTGAGAGCGACTTGTCGGCACAGGCCGATTCAGTACTGCGGCGCTCGGACCAGCGGGTACTGTCTCGCGTGCATGGCGGGACGGCCTACGGACTTTATGGATTTCTCGGATGGATTGCCCTGCAGGTTTTGCCGGACAGCTGCGATGCAGACATTCTCGCGCGATGGGCTGCGATGCGAGGGGTTTCCAGGACTCCCGCGACAAGTGCCGTCGGGAGTGTCGTGATTCGGGGAGCCGTCGGCGTGGTGGTGGACGAGGGTGTCTTATTGCAGGCGCAGGACGGCCGGCAATACGCGACCAGCGGGCCCGTCACGCTGACGGTCCCCAGTCAGGAGATTCCGTTGCGCGCAGTGCAGGCCGGAGCTGCAGGTAACGCGCCTCCCGGGCTGCGTGTTTCGCTGGTATCTCCTGTGCAGGGTGTACAGGATCAGGCCGAAGTGGGGGGGGGCGGCCTCACGGCCGGCACGGACGAGGAAACGCTGGAGGCTTGGCGGTCGCGGGTGGTGCGGAGTTTCCGGCGCATCCCCCATGGAGGGGATGAGGAGGATTACGTGGACTGGGCTACTGAGGTGCCCGGTGTCACGCGTGCATGGGCGCGCCGTAATTTTCTCGGGCTGGGAACGGTCGGCGTGTTCTTCGTGCGAGACAAGGACCCCGACCCTATACCGAGTCCGTCGGCTATCGCCGCAGTGCAGGCTCACCTGGACAGCAAGCGTCCGCTATGTGCGGAGGTCTACGCGATGGCGCCTGTGCCGCTGCCTGTGGTGTGCCGCCTTTCGGTAACGCCTGATACCACAGCGCTGCGCGCGAGGGTTGAAGCTGCTCTGCGAGAACTCTTTGTCCGTGAGGGCGACCTGGGCGCTCGGCTCATCTGGACGCATATCGGTCAAGCGATCAGCGAGACTGCTGGTGAGGAGGATCATCGTCTCGTGGCGCCCGCCTCTGACGTCATTCCCGAGGCCAGCGAGCTCCCGGTGTTTGGAGGTGTGGAATGGTTGTGAGGTCGGAGGCGGATTATAGGCAGCAGATGGCGGCCCTGCTTCCTCCGGGGCCCGCGTGGGAGCCGGACGCGGTGCCCGAGTTCTGCGCCGTTCTGGCCGGCCTGGCACCGGAGTTCGCCCGGATCGATGCTCGGGCCGAGGATCTCGTCGCCGAACTTGTGCCGTCTGGCGTGCGCGAATTGCTCCCGGATTGGGAGCGAGTCCTCGGGCTCCCCGACCCATGCCTCGGAGGGGAGGGGACGTTTGCGGAGCGTCGGGCGGAGGTGGTGCGCCGTTTCGGTGAGGTCGGGCGCCAGGATCCGGCCTACTTTGTCGAGATCGCGCGCAAGTTGGGATACCCGGACGCTTGGATTGAGGAGTACAGGGCGCCTAGGTTTGGCAGATCCCATTTCGGGCTTTCCCGATTCGGTACGCGGCGGCAACAGTTCCTATGGAAATTCCACCTTGGCGCACGTCGACCTGGCGGGGCCCGGTTTGGAATCACGCAATGGGGGGAGCGCTTCGGCGCCAACCCAAACAACATTATCGAGTGCATCGTGCGCCGCTATCAGCCTGCGCATACGCATGTCCTTTTCGAGTATCAGTGAGGTAACGCATGGATTTTCCGAAGAGTGTCCCGGGTGTTGGCCTGGTGGATGGTCGCTTTGTCAACGAGGATCCGATCGCCGGCCGTGCCGGGTCGTTGATTCCTGCGGAGTGGGGCAACGCCTTGACCAATGAGGTCTTGGCTGTAGTCGTTGCCGGCGGGCTGAATCCGGACGAGCAGGATCATGGCCAGTTGCTCAAGGCGATCGGTTTCCTCATCGGGCAAGCCGTGGCGAATCGGCCCCTGGTTTACTCGATCAACGCGCTGCCGCAAGAGAACAAGGGGCCGATCATCGTGGCCGAGTGCTCGGAGGTGTGGATCTGGGTCGCTGGTGCGTACTTCACGGGATACCGGTCGCCCCTTTGCGGTCGACCGCTGGATGGGCATACTGCCTCCCCCCTGCCGAGCGAGGTCGACGCCATTGGCGGCCTGCTGTCCAAGACGGATTACGCCCGCTTGTGGGGCTACGCCCAGGAACAGGGCCTCGTCAAGACCGAGGCCGTATGGCAGGCCAACCGGGGAGCGCATTGGTTCACGGACTACTCGGCGACCCAGTTCCGCGTGCCGGATCTGCGCGATATGTTCCGTCGATTTACCGGAACTGACGCTGACACTGCAAATGC